TATTGGTTGGTGATGATAATGAGCCTGACATTAAAAGGTATGGCAGGATGGTTTCACTTTATGGTGTAGCTAGTATTGCCAATAGTATTCGTGTTGAGGTGTTGATACCTACTGACAATAATAGTATGCCTATGAATATGTTTGCAGTTGGTTTTGCTAAGTCTGGTATATCCAAAACTAGAAGCTTAGGATATATGAAATCTTGGATACAAGACTCTTGGGATACGATTAAGTCTAAGGGTAACAACGCAATGGAGATGAAAGACCCATTTGCATTAGAAGAGGTTACAGATTTAACTAAAGATGGGGTAACAATTGCTGAGAGCTACAAAAGTATGACAGACTCATCTATGACTGCTTTAATGCGGGTACTGGATATAGTTGGTTACGGTAGCATCAACTTGATTGTTGATGAGTTTGCATCTGTTATTAGTAGGGACTATGACTTATTGTCAAGTAGTGTGCTTGAGATTTATGATAGAGGACAAGTATCAGTAAACTTGCGTAAAACATCTAAGACTAAGAGGGCTGAGACTTGTATACCTATGAACCTATTAGCATTTGGTTCTCCTCATCTATTGTTTGAGACTGATGCTAATACTGAGAAGTTATTTACAGACTTATTACAAGCTGGATTAGCTAGACGTAGTATCTTTGTAAATGTTGATACTTCAATCAACAAATATAACCTTGAGACTAGCATAGCAGTAGAAGCTTCTATAAGCGATGTGAAGCAAAAGTTTGTGCAGATAGTGGAAAAGTATGACCATAAGGTTTTAAGCCTCTCTAGTAGTGCTAAACAAGCGTATATGGCATTACATGATGCTAACATTCAAGAATCAAGTGAAATATCTGAGTTTAGAAGTATCCAAAAGATATATGCTAGGAATAAACATTGGTTAGCATTAAAGCTTTGTGGTGTAGTTGCTATTAGTAATTTTCACGATGAAGTAGAGCTTGAAGACTTTATGTATGCTCAACAAGTAGTAGAAGATAGTTACTTAGATTTAATTAGTATTATCAGTAGACCTGAAAAATATGAGGTAGTAGTCAATTACCTACTGGATAAAGGCACTACTGAGAGTGAATATACTTTGACTAAGGAGCTACCATTCTACAAAGAGATTAAATCTAAGAAGCAGTTCCTAGAGTTAGCTAAAGGGTATGCTTACAACAATAATATCACCCTACAAATACACGATAGACAAAATGTTACGTTCTACTCAGCTAGAGGTAAAGTTAAGACTGATTTGAACAAGCCTATTATGTTTAGCTATGCAACAGAGATGAGCGATGGATACTACACGAATGATGAGTTCTTATGGGAAGACTTATATAAAGTTGTAACCAAAGATGGAGTATTTTATTCAGCTCATAGTTTTAAAGATGGACATAGAAGTAATGAAAATGCTATCACTGGTTTTCAGTTGGTTATCCTAGATATAGACGGTGGTTGTGAATTGGAAACAGCTAAGGCGTTATTTAGTGATTACACATATTTGATTGCTACTACTAGAAGTCACCAAAAAGATAAGAATGGTAAGATTGAAGATAGATTTAGAATCATACTACCTATGGAATACGCTTTGGACTTAGAGGCTGAAACGTACAGTAAGATGATGAAGAACTTATTTGATGATTTGCCTATTAATGTTGATAGATTGCATGATGCTGGACGTATGTTTTTTGGTGCTAGTGGTGAGTATTGGTATAACACTGGAGAGATGCTTAATTGTGATAAGTATATTGACTACACCCAAGAAAAAGAGATATACGACAAAGAGGGAGCAAAACTATCAAAGAAAAATATCAATGGTATCAGCCAGTATATTATCCGTAACCAACATAATGGTAGGAATAATGTATTAGCTAAGCTAAGCCTACTACTTATGGATAGTGGCTATACACATGAAGAGGCTAAGGCTGAGGTGGTAAGGGTTAATAATCAGTTTGATAATCCTCTCCCATTATCAGAACTTGAAAAGACTGTGTTTAAAACAATACAGCGTAGAGAAGAAGTTGAAATAGAAGAAGATGATGATGAGAGCTATTATGAAACAGATGATAGATTTTCTAGCGTTAATTATTAACAAAGGTAACATCGGTTACAATGTTACTTAAACAAAAGGAGATTAAATGAGTTTTGATATTAAAAATACATCTAGTATTCATACTGATGGTATAAAGACAATTATATTTGGTTCTAGTGGAGTTGGTAAAACTTCACTGCTTGGTACAATCGCAGGTAAGACTCTTATCTTGTCAGCAGAGAGTGGTCTATTGGTGCTTAAAGATAAAGACATTGATGTTATTGATGTCTTAAATATTGAGTCGCTTGGTAAAGTATATCTAGCACTATCTCGTGGTGAGCTAAAGTATGATAACGTAGCTATTGATTCTTTGACTGAAATTGGAGAGATGATTGTAACTGAGCTAGAGGCTGATAGTTACTATGGAGACCCAAGTAATGCTTTTCCAAAGTGGTCTGAGTATACTAAGCGTATTACAAATATAGTTAAGAAGTTTAGAGACATAAAGGGAATCAATGTAGTGTTTACAGCATTGGCTGAAGCGGTAGAAACTAATGGTGCAGTGAAGTACCTACCTATGATACCAGCTCGTAAATTCCAGCAGAAGATAATCAGTCTCTTTGATGAGGTGTACTATTATTCATTTGATAAAGATGGTAATCGTGTATTGCATACTGCTGGTACAAATATCTATGAAGCTAAATCTCGTGGTGGAATAGCAGATAAGATTATTGTTGATGATGAAAATCATTTGGGTTCTATTATTAAAACAATCAAAGGAAAATAAAATGAGTATCTTAAATAAATTAGTAGAGAATAAAGCAGTAACAGAAACAGCACTAAAAGACTTTAGTGGTAATGGCGGGTTTATTAATGAGTCTGGTGTCTATGATATGAAGATTGAGAAAGCTTTTCTTTTGGAGTCTGATGGTGGAGCTATTGGTGTCTTTATAGGCTTTAATGGAGATGCAATGTTTGAAGAGACACTATGGATTGCTAATCGTGATAAGCTTACATACTTCACTAAAGATGGTAAAGACTTCGCTATGCCAGCATATATTGATACCAAGAAGATTAATTACTTGGTTACTGGAGTGATGATTGACTCGCTTACAAGCCTTAAGACTGAGCAACGATTAATCAAGCACTTTAAGTATGTAGAAGACCCTGAGAATGAAGGCAAAAAGAAGCGTGTCGATAACCAAATTGAAGCAGAAGTTCTTGCCGATTGGATTGGTAAAGATATTAAACTACTTATGCAGATGGTACAAAAAGAAGGATGGGATAAAGACGCTAAAAAACCAAATGGTGTTGGAGCATTAACAAAGGAGGGAGTACCAGTTACAGACCCAGTTGTTATTGATATATATGGTGCTGATGGTCGTACAGCAAGTGAGACTATGGACGACAAGCCGTCTGAGATGTTAGCTAAAGGATTAGCGCGTATTGAAAAGACTCCTATTCGTATGTTTAAACCTAAGAAGCCTACTGGAGCCAAAGTACCAACATCTGCATCTAAGCCAGCTCCTAGTAAGCCAAGTATCTTTTGATGCTTCTAGCTAAGGCTGAATCGTTCCCAAAGCTATCATCTCGTAATTCCATTACTGTTGATGGTGTTGTGTTTTATATAAAAAAAGTAGGTGTTATATACCACTGCTGGGAATACAAGAGCAGATATATGATAGTTGTTGGAGAAACAAAAGATAGGCTGACCAGTTGGCTACGCTCTAATATTGATAAAGTTAAAGAAAGGATTAAAAATGCAAGTTAAAAGAGACCGAAGCAATGAGAAAGGTATTCAAACAACACCTGAGACTAAAGCTAAAGCGAAATTGGGTGCTGTGCTGAAGGGGATGACTATGAAAGACTATATTAAATATTTAGTTGATAAAGATATGGACTCAAAATGAACTGGGTATATAATGGCGTAGAGATTGTTACGCTTCCAGCATCTGCGATAGGATTTGTATATAAGATTACCTATACAGACGGAACTATGTATATAGGCTCCAAGGTAGCAGTGTCTGAAAGACGTGTTAAGCCACTTGTAGGGCAAAGAAAGAATGCAGTAAGGAAAAAGGTTGTTGAAGGTAAATGGCAATCGTATGTAGGCTCTAGTAAGCTTGTAGAAGGTCTTACTATCCAAACAAAAGAGATACTAAGTTTTGTATCTACTAGAAGAAGCTTGACATACTTGGAAGCTAAGTCTCTATTTTGTGTTGGTGCTATTGAGTCTGGGAAGTACCGTAATGAGAATATACTTGGCTCATTCTTTAGTAACTGCTCAGATGGGCTTATGTAGCGAATAAACTAAAAGGATAAAGCAATGAGATACAAAATCACAAAGAAGTGTTTGACGTGTGAATTTACAGAGGTCTTAGCTGATGCGAAGATGGGGATGTGGAACTAATGACATTTGAAAGCTATAAAGAGATGTGCAAGAAGCACAAAATCAAAAACCCTTACAATACTGAAGATGAATATTATCGTGCTTATCCGCCTACCGAAGAGGTTAAGCGTGTCGTACCAAAATTGGTAAAAACCAAACAACCTACTTTGGGCTTAAACATCATTAATAGCAAAAAGATACGGATAGCTAAGCCTGATATACCAAGACGACAGTATAACAAACGTCCAAGTGACTGGAAACGTAAGGCTAAAACAAATCGTGTGATGGTAGCCCCTAAGATTACCTACAAAGGTATGAGCGTTGAGGAAATCAGAGCACACAAAAACAAACTGGCTAGAGAGTGGAGAGCTAGAGTAAAGCCAGAACGAACCGCATACTCAGAGCTTACCGATGCACAAAAAGAGGGTTATAAGGCAGCCAAGATGAAGCACTATGAAGCCAATAGGGATGCGATATTGGCTAAGAATAAAGCAAAGAGGGCTAATAGGACACCTGAACAAAAAGCACTCAATGCTGAGAATATGAGACAATATAGAGCTAGTCTTACTGAAGAAAAACTAGCAGAGATGAATAGACGTACAAGGGATGCTAGAAGACTGAAGAGGAAGAGGGAAAAGGATGCTCGTAACAACACAACAATTAAAGCGTAATGGAGCTAACTTTGGAGCTAGTTACTTGTCAAAGCTAACTGGTGTTGAGTCTTATGCAGTGCACAATGGAGCACTTAATAGTTTATATTGCACAGATAAGATTGAGAAGGCTATAAGCCTTAAAAGAGAGTTCGTCCTTAAATACTTTGATGAAAGAAAAAAGAACTATTTAAAGTGTTTTAAGACAACACAATCAATATTGGATGCCATCTATAAAATAAAGGATTGTAAGTGACAGACTTATATAGCGGGGACTGCCTAAAAGTAATGGACGGGCTTATTGAGCGTGGCATTAAAGTAGATGCTATTATTACAGACCCTCCATATAATATAGCCAGAGAAAACAATTTCCACACCATGAAAAATAGATATGGCAAGCAAGCACATCGCAAAGGAATTGATTTTGGAGAATGGGATAAGGGATTTGACTTATTCAGTTGGATAGACAGAGGAGTAGAACTTCTAAATAAAAATGGTTCTATGTTTATTTTTAATGACTGGAAAAACATAGGAAGCATTGCTAGATATGCTGAGTGTTTAGGGATGGAGATAAAAGACTGCTTCCGCTGGGAGAAACTGAACCCAATGCCAAGAAATAGAGATAGAAGATATATAACTGATTTTGAAATGGGGGTATGGCTTGTAAAGAAAGGCTCAAAGTGGGTATTTAATAGACAAGATGCGAAGTTTGAAAGACCAAAATTCACAAGTGGTATAGTTGGTGGAAGAGAAAAAACTGAGCATACAACACAGAAGCCGATTTCACTTATGGAGCATTTAATAAAGATACATTCCAATGAAGGTCAAATTATACTAGACCCCTTTATGGGAAGTGGAACAACTGGTGTAGCTTGTGTAAATACTAACCGTAATTTTATAGGCATTGAGCTTGACGAAGAGTATTTTAAAATAGCGGAAGGGAGAATAAATGAATGAGACAGTAAAAGCGGAATCTCTTGTAGCTTACTTAGAGAATGAGCTAAACACTAGAACTATGGGTGAGTTTATGCAGATGATACGTAAAGATGATTTAGTTAGAGTTTTAGAACTAGCTATGCCATACTTTGCCAAAGGCAATCAGTTAGCACTATTAGATGTGTTAGGAAATAAAGCTATTCCAGTACGAGAAGAGCTTGAAAGACAAGAGATGGTAGACCTAGATATTATACAAGAGATGCAAGGAGAATAAGATGGATATAGAAGAAACGCTAAAGCAAAGAGGTGCCGTATATGGTGAGTTTACAAACCAAGTGCATACAATAGCTATGATTATTGATGCTATGAAGTTTTGTTATTCACAGACACACAACCAAGAGTTGCCACATGATACTATTATTGCTGAATGGCATTACTTGGCTATCAAACTAGCTCGCATAGCTGCTAATCCTATGCACCTAGATAGCATACATGATTTATCTGCCTATGCTCTTTTAATATCAAAGACAAGGGAGTAACTATGAAAGAGAAACAAAAACAAAAAACAGCAACGAGAGAAACAATTAATGGAGCAATAGTAACTGGAGTAGCTTTAAATAAAAGTGGTATCCCAATGCTTACAGATAAACTCGGATTCCTAACGGTTGGGCGCAGTGGAAGTATTCGTGATAGGACTAATAAATGATTAGTGAAGACAGGCTACGTGTTAGCGCTATATTGCTATTTGTTAAAGCCTTTATAATGGAAATGGATAGTAGAGACGTTAGAATCAAGCCTACTCAAAAGCTGTTGAAACAAATCAATAAGTTTATTCGCACTACTAACAACCCTAAGGACAAAGAGATACTAGGCAGAGTATCTAATGTAGCTTGGGATAAAGTATGTGATACTGGCGAGATGATAGATGTATATGTAACAGCCATTATAAGCTACCTCCTACGCTCTAAGTATGAACAACTGATAGTTGATATGT